CTTGACATAGGACTCACGAATGGTTGTACCGGTAACAGCCCCACCTTGTCCCTGAGCACGAGTTCCAACATCTGGACGGCGAGTGGGCAAAAAGGCAGTCTTGGAAGGTCCAAATTGCGTGAGTTCGCCAACCTGACCCGCCCGCCATCCAGTCGTATCCGCGCCCGGTGCAATACGTCCGGGGAGAGTCGTCAGCCTGTATGCGCCAACATTATTGGGGTTGACACGGTACAATTGCTGAAAACCGCCAGATGCAGGAATCTCAGGATCGAGACCGAGACCGCGACCAACATAAACCTTTTCAGCTGGTGCCAAATTGTTCATTCGAGCTGAAACATACATGCGGTTCGATAAATCATGGGTTGGCTCGCCGTGCACATATTGAGAAAAGGCAATGTCTCCAAAGTTGGAAACTTCTTGTTTTTTGTTGACTGGTTCAGAAATTATCCCCGGTTGACGAAGATGGTTAAGTAACAGATCACGGGAAGTATCATCATGTTCATATTCTTCTGGTTCATTTGTAACTGCGGGTTTTTGTTCGGTGTCTTCTGGTTCTTGTGGTTTTCCCAATTTTCGACCAGCATAAATAAGTCCAACTATTGCAGCTATAGATAACGGATCAGCCATCCTTTAGATTATACGACATTTTATTTACTGTGACAATACCTTGCTGTAAAAAGTGCATTTTGTTTATCGGCGCGAGTGCTACCCGGATCAAACGACATTGTTGGCGCTTGACCGGCGCGTGATACGTCCTGTAGAGGAAAAAGATCCCTTTCATAGGTTCGAACAAGAATCTTTTTGAAACGCTTTGTGCTCTGGGGACGAAGTTCGTCATCCACCATAATCAACTCATTTGGTGCACCCTTTCCAGCCATGTACGGAGCTGTTCCGTACTCCATGGTGCTTGCTCGGCAACACGTGTGGAGTGAGCTGGGTTGAGGATATATAGTAATTGCGTCAAACGCACATTCTGATGGAAATGCTCGTTTGTCAATATTTAAAAGCCCCGGCTGTAACTGATACGCCATTTAATATATCACAACAAAAGAAATTAATGGGCTCCACTTCCATTTGTTCCACGTCCGGTCATACCAGTTCGCATATCACCAGATGGATCAAGACCAGCAAATGCTTCAGACTGAACACCCCAGTAATCGGCGTCGCACTTTTTGGGATCATTTCGGCACTGAGGGCTCCACTTTTTCCCGTAACACCATTCTGCAAAAGCAGTCTGGTCCCCTGGAATAGATGATACTGGTCCAGTTATAAACTGACGAGCAAACGCCTTTCGCTGGTACTTGGCGATGGGTGACCGTGTACGTTCGGGACCATATTTGACTGTGTTATCAAGATACTCCTCAACTTCGGGCTTGACGGTTGGATACCAACACGCCTCGGGGCGGTTTGGATCATCTGTGTAATCGGTGAGCAAAACATTTGCAAGAGGATTATCGCTGGTTGGAGCTTGGCAGTTACTTGATACCGAATCTAATGCGACTCCGTATCCGGGTTCTTTTATAGAACCACTCTTTGATAAAAGAAAGAGAACACCAAGTGCAAGAAGAGCAAGTACTATAACTCGAATGTCTCGTTTGAGTAGATAAAGAATACAAGCAAGGTACAAGACGAATCGTGTACTGGCATTGATTCGCTCTGATGAAGACTGCTTGTCAGTTGGCCAGAATACAAGAATCTTATCAGCCCTAAAAAGTTCCGAAGGTTTCGTAAACCAGCTCATTATTATAATACCAATCTAGTTTTTTTCTTGACCGAGCATTCCAGTCATACTTGAAAACAGACTTGACATGCCAGACATGAGGGACTTTTCATCCATTCCACCTTCTCCATTCTGCATGCTCTCGGCACACTTGGCTGCAGCACCCTCAACCATACTGAGCATTTCCGCTGGAATATTTGAAATAGTCATTCCAAGAATATTAAGCGTCTGGAGATATTGCCAAATTGCATTCTTGGTACCCTCAGACAACTCGTCATTCCAGTACTTGCCAAGTGGCAGCTCCTCAACCTCTGCAAAGAATGAATCATCTTTTGCCATGATTTGCTGGGAATACTTGCCAACATTCTTCATAAATGTGTCAACACACTTACGAGGGTTTGCCTTTCGCATAATGTCGAGAGAAGTCTGGTATTTTTTGAACGCCTTCTCCTCTGGAAAAGTCTGGATCAACTCATTGATAAACTGGGTGAGCATATCATTAAATGTTCCAACGGAAGTCATTTTATATTAATATATGACACAAAAACTTTAAGTACTATTACATTTCTTTTATACCTATCACTGCACATGCAATTCTCTTTCCAGAGTTTCCAGTTGTTAGACTCAACTTGTGCTCACCTTCCCCAAGATCATCCGGGTCTGCATGAATTATAAGTCCTCTACCTATGATATTCGCAACACCATGAAGTTTAATCATTGAATCTCGAAATGAATATCTTGCAAAACCATTTTCATCAGTTTTAATATTGCCCAAATCGCCCACATGTCTCTCTGAACTTTTTGGTCCACCGTGATTCTTATTAAATGGATTGAAGTGCGCGCACATACTTTCACATCCATCAGACATATCCCCACATTTGTGAACATGAAATCCATGGAGTGAATTCTTTTTCAATCCACTTAAATCCAAGTGTACAGTTGTCCAAACTTTACCCTCTGTAAATGTTACAACACCTTTTACTTTGCCACTGAATACTGCTATTGCGACAACCATCTAAATTACCAATTTATTATTAAAATGGTTCAGTTGAAATGTGCTCTCTCACTGATCCAGTTTGAACAATAAAGTAAACTAGAAGAGCAACAAGAGCAGCAGGTTTGGCATATACACTGAGTTGAAGTTTGGGTCCACCATTCATTTGATTTTTAATATGAATGTATCCAGCTGTTACAGCTGCAGCAAAAAGAGCTGCCCACAAAGGATCCTTAAGTTGGTCACCAATATCCATTTATAATAATCAAATTTTTTTTTACTGCGGGGTTTTAGACCCCCGATTTTATTCTCTTGCATCTGGGAAAAGAACATCATCATCCACCTTGTTGAGACTTATATTTTTTAGTTCTGGAGCTTCTGGAGCCACTGGGGCAGCTGGAGCTTCTGGGGCAACTGGAGCGGTGGGATCTAATGGAGCTGCGGGTGCTTCTGCACCTGGAACAGTCGGGACGGCAAAAGGATCTTCTGCAGCTGGAGCCGGAAACTCGTCTTGATGATCAAGAATTTCGGGATCTTCAGTGTCATTATCGGGGGTGTTATCAACCTCAATTTTATCCTTGTTTGAAATGTACGCCTTGAGTATCTCTTGGATTGGAATCATATCCTTGACTGTTGATTCAATACAGAGCACAAAACGACGAGTCAGTTCTGAATCACGCTCATGTTCCGAAAGCTCTTCATGGTACACAAATGGACTCTTGTAAAGATCCTTGGCGGCATTGATATAACACCCGTGAATAAACACGTCATTAGTTGGAAGTTTTACAGAAATCTTCTTGTTTTCTGAATTCAATCGGACCGATGAGAGAATCTTGACATAGCTGACAAAAACAGCTGCGAGAAGATCGTTAAACCAACTGCACGTACTGGATAACTTTTCAGTATGTTGATGAATCATGTGATCATTCCAATTTGGAACTTCTTTTAAAAGTTTTTGATACTGCACAAGAACCTTTTTCCCTTTTGAAATATTGTTTGACTCTGTATACAAACTTTCAAAAGTTGAAATCATATGAGGAACTATGACACTGCATAATTGAGCCAGGTACTCTTTTTTAGCTTCTACGAGAACTGTGAGACCATCCATTTATGGTTATAATTTAAAAAAAGTACTTCACAACTACGCAGAGTATCTTTTCGCCGCTTTTTTCAAGTTTATGAGTGAAGGAAATTGTTCTTCTGAGAAAGATGGCGGGGCTGGATCATACACTGGCGCTTGATACTGCTGCTGCTTGACTTGTCGGGTTGTGTACCACGAAACATTAAATACGATTGGTGAAATAGGTTCCACTTGAAACCCACTAAGTTCGAGCTGACGTTTGAGGTACACCCCCGCCTTTTCCACGTCATAACTTGGGTACCCCAACAAAAAATTTGGCACCTGTAATATAGTCTGTTTTTGACTTGCATCGACAGAAACTTGAATCTTTCTTGAAAACTGTTCGAAAATCTTCTTGTAAATTTCTTTTTTAATTTGACGCTTTGATTCTTCAATCTTCTTAATCTTGGCGATGTTTATCATTACTTTTACGTATTATTTAACGCTGATTGTAAATCCGCAATTGTTGGAAGTGTTGTTGTACCTTCAATATCCGCACCTGCAGTAAATGTACCAAATGCATCCATCTGATCAATTGTTGTATCATTTTGCAACGTTAGACTTGTAACAGTTGCAGGTTCACCTGTCGGACTTTTTTCAACAGTTGATGCGACACTGACACCATATGGATATCCAGTGAGAACACTGAACAAAAAGACTCCAGAGTATGTGTTTCCTGAGAGTGTGATATTTGTTGTTTCAATGCAATACGTGCACTGTTGTATCTTGTCACTTAGCGCTTTTTGGGTCAATCGAATGACTTTTTCAAGTTCATCTGGTGTCACAACTGTAATTGTTGAAGAAGTGTAACTAGGGTCAGTTGTGTAGTACTCAGCTGAGGGTTCAGTCGTCTGTTCCTGGACTTTGGCGGGAGGCATCATCAAGTACACTACAAGAACTATGAGTGCAAGTAACAAAAGAGTTTTTGAACTCATCTTTACTTAATGCGTTTAAAAAAAAATAAGAAAATTACTGTGTTATAATATATGGCTGCTCTTCTTGTCTACAGCCCAAAGTGTAAGCACTCTATTGACATATTACAATTTTTAGACACTGTACCCCAGCTCAAACAAATGGTACAGACACATGATGTGAACAGACTTGGAGTTCCTCCACAATACGCTCGACAAATTACTCGTGTTCCCACAATGTTGACCAAGAATGGAAAGATTTTGGTTGGAAATGAAATTAGGGCATGGCTCGATTCTCTCTTACCAGCCAAATTTACGAATTGCGACTTGTTTTCGTGTAAAAGTTTTGGAGCGGGACTTGCATCACTTGATGGAGCAGAAGGTGATGATGGTATGTTTTCACTCGATAATTATGGACAATCGCTCCAGCCTGCAATGACCAAAGAACTTCAGGACAAGATTAACAAACCAGTCACGGGTGGAAATACATATAGTTAAAAGTTTCAACTTCTACATTTGTAATGAAGTTCAAGACTATTCAGGCTTCTGCTATAAAATCAGCGTTCGAAGTTCTCAAGGATATTCTCAACGATGTCAACTTGTACTTTACACCAAAGGGTGTTCAGATTCTCACACTTGACACGGCTCGAGTAGCTCTTATAGACATGTTTCTCGATGCTGGAAATTTTGAAGAGTACTTTTGTGAAGCAAACATGGTGGCTGGTGTCAATGTCACAAACATGTACAAATTGCTCAAATTTATATCAAACAATGATACATTGACTCTTGAGATTAACTCGAGGGATTACCTCGATCTCCGAATCGAAAACACTGTAAAGAGAACCGATACACGGTTCAAATTGAAGTTGCTCGACATTAACGAAGATCAGATTGAAGTTCCTGATATTACAATGGCAGTTGCAACAACAATGCCCTCGATTGATTTTCAGAGAATCTGCCGAGACATGAGCAACTTGGCGAGTGATCTTGAGATTATACGCAATAAACAACAGTTTATCATCAAGTGCCAAGGGGACTTTGCAAACCAGGAAACCGTCATAGAGTGCATAGATGATACATTTGAGGGAACACTGAGTGGAAGATATTCTCTCAAGTATCTAAATTTATTTACAAAGGCGACTGGTATGTGCTCATCGGTTCAAATTATGCAAGAGGAGGAGAATCGTTTTCTCGTATTAAAATACAATGTTGCTAATCTTGGTGATTTGAAGTTTTACTTGGCGACCAAAGTGTCTGATGATTAATCTCATCCTTGGTTGTATCATAATCAACTGTTGTACCAAGGATACTTGTCAACCGTAACTTGGGATACTCAACTTCATAAATGTCTCGTAATAGAATAGTTTCTCCGTGAAAATCACCGTTGGGACCTGCATAACTTTTTACGTGACTTGTAACATTGTACACAGGTACGTTATTCGAGTCAAGTAATATAGCCTCTTTAATAGGAATGCTAAACGACACGCCGTTTTTAATAGGAGGAAACTTGTGATTTGGATTTCGGGTTAGGTACACGTACGAGATGTGATTAAACAAGTACTTTATACGAAACACAAATTCTGTAACCTCGGGTGACTTTTCATCTAGGAGCTTCTTGTACCCGATTGAACGGTACTCATCTGTGATATCCTCAGATGTGGAGACATCGTTTCGTATGTAGAGTATCTCCGCCTTTTGAATATAGTAATCACGGTACCTAAAATAATTTATAACTCTCGTAATGTACTCAACACATGAAACAAAAAAGTTGAAAAAAATAGTGGCATATTTTTCGACATCTTTTTTAGAAAGCATATTAAAAATAAAGATGTCTCTTATCTTTAATATGGATGGAAGTTTTATGGGTCGATATGAGACAAAAATAAAAGAGTGGGAAACTTTAATAAAGAGTGATCCAGCGAATAGAAACCAATACAAGTCTGAAATGTATGATTATATGGCTGCATGTGTTCCTTATTTACAAAAACTTTCATGTGAAACAAATGATAAACACACAATTGATACTATTTTTAGTACAACATCAAAAAAAGGTATTCAGCGAAAAGAAATTTATCATGAATATCTTCGTCATGTTGAAAAATACAATGGTGTCATAGAAAATGAAGCTGAACAAAAGCAACAGACATTTTACAAGTGTGAACGTTGTGGGGCTTCAAATATAATGTATGTATCAACATGTGAAACAATATGCGGAGACTGTGGATGCACAATCTTGTTACTTGGTGATGAACTCTCGTACAAGGATGAACAAGAAATTGAAAAGGTGGTTAATTACTCTTATAAAAGAGACAATCATTTCAACGAGTGGTTACTGCAGTTTCAAGCACAAGAAACGACACATATACCCGGTGAAGTGATTGAGCAACTCAGATCAGAGTTTAAAAAACAAAAGATTAAGAATATTTCAGATATAACACATGCAAAAGTTAGATCTCTCTTGAAAAAACTGCGACTAAACAAATATTACGAACACGTACCTTATATCTCAAATATCCTCAATGGAATGCAGCCACCTAAAATGTCACAAAAACTCGAAGACCGTTTGCGTATGATGTTCAAGGATATTCAAGAACCATTCAACAAGCATTGTCCCGAATCGCGAAAGAATTTCCTTAGTTATTCATATGTTTTGTACAAGTTTTGTGAGTTACTAGGAGAAGATGATTACTTACCTTGTTTTCCGCTACTGAAATCCAAAGAAAAGTTGTATCAGCAAGATGTCATATGGAAACAAATTTGCAAAGAGTTACAATGGGAATATATTTCAACTATTTAGAAAGGGCGTAGCATTTGTCTTTACCTTTTGATATATAAGTTGCGCTTGCTGGAGCTGTTGCATAAAGAGTGCAGTTTGTTCCATCCCAGTCGTATCCATTACAAGGCGCTGAAGAAGGAGCTGCGTCACAGGCGGTGGTGCAATCACCGGATGACTTCAAGGTACCTGTCGCCGGTGTGCCTGTCCCTGTACACTTTCCAGTTTTCTTAGCCTTTGAGTCTTGTACCTCAGTGTATGTTCGTTTTGTGGCTGTTTTCGATTTGAAAAACTTTTTATATCCAAAGTATCCACCGACTCCAAGACCAACAAGTACAAGTACAATAATAATTATAGTAAGCGGACTCATTTGTAATACCAAATTATTTTATTTATTTTTTGTCCTTTGTCTGAAACTTTTTCATATAGAAAAAGAAAAAGAGAACAATTAAAACTGGAAAAAATATACTAAAAAAAATACTCCACTGATCCATTTATAGTAGTATTACATTTTATTTAAGAAGATGCATAACAAGATTGTTTACCAGATGTTTCTTTTGGATCCAGTGCTGCAGCTCCTCCTGTTACAAGTGAACACACTGTTCCGGATGTTGTATTCCAGTTAAATCCAGAACAACCATCTGTTAAATCACAGTCTTGACCACATGCATCAGTTGTTGCTGGATTTTTTGAATCAACTGTTAGTTTTTGATTAGCACTTGTAGCACATGCGTTTGATCCCAGAGACGAGTACTTGCGTGCACTTGATTTTACACAATCCGAACTATCCGCGTTCAATGTGAATCCAGTTGTACATGTATTTGCTTGGCAAACATTTGAGTTCCAGACCCATGTTGCAACATTAGCTGTTGCAGCTCTGTTGTTGCACTGACGGGGAATCCACAACTTTTTGTACCCAAAGTATCCGCCAACACCAAGTGCAATTAATACAATAAGTAATACGATAATTACAACTGCACCCATTTTAGAATAAGCTTAGAAATAATTTTAACACCAAATAAAATGGACCCGGTTACCCTGGAATCAAGGAAGAATGGTGACAGGTACCACGATTTTTGTATTGATGACGCCATCTTTTATATGAAAAAGGCACAAGAGGCTCTTGAAGAAGGTCTTTCTGACCCAAAAGCCTGGTACACTTCATCAAAATTTACAGCCAAAGTAATTGCCAAGAGTCTTCCATTTATACTGGCTGTTCAAATGCAAGAATCTCAGGATGAAGACCAGGGGTCAAGCTCTGGGGAAAGTTGATGAGAATAGCCTTGGGTAACCCAGTTAGTTTCAAATAATTTTTTGCTTGAATCTTTGCCGCATCGTTCAACTTTGCAATCGCCTTCAACTCTACAATAACAGTCCCATCAACAATCAAATCGATCCGAAGATTTCCAATCGTGTGACCCTCAAACACGATTGGAACTATTCTCTCAGTTTCATACTGTATTCCTTGTTGTCGTAAGAGGACTTCAAACGCTCGATGATACATGCTTTCGCTGTAGCCCGGTCCCAGCGACTCATAAATTTTAACGGCGAGTTCGTTCATGGTTACTCCACGTCTCAAAACTTTAACCGTGAAGTGTCCCATGCGTCAATCCTAATCTGAGGAACAACACACGTGTACCGTTTACTAATTGTCTGAAGAGTTTCATTTGTGTAATCTCGCAGATTGGTTATAATCTCTGTAAAGTTTTCCAAAGTGAGTTCCTTGCTGACAAATTGACGAAGAATATCAGTTCCGGTGTGGACCACCATGGTCAAAATGTTTCCAATGTCTCGAAGTTTTTCACGAGCCTTTTCATTTTTCTGTAGCGTAAATTTAAAATCTTCCTCTGTAATCTGGCTCGTGAGATACTGAACCCGAAGCTCGAGATTATTCTCATGCGGAATTCGATAATGTGGAACTTCAACACGATCGACATGATTAATAAACCGGTGAAAATCAAAAACAATCTTGTAATTGTTTGGTATAAGAGCTGGCATATGATATCTACCGTTATTTGGAACCCGCATATTACAGGCTAGGTACAGTTCATTCACATCAGGCATTCCACCGCAAGGAATGTCACCTGCATTTCTGTTTGCGCGACCTCCAAGTCTCTGAAACTCGTAGAAATGGGGATTGTGAATAACCCCCTTTTCAATCTGTAACGTGTTCCAGTTGAAGGCGGTGTGACAATCGGGGCACCACATCTGGGCACACCCAGAAATCTTGAAAATCATTGTCCCACAGTTGGGACATCCTTTGGTATCCTTCTTCAAGAGATTCATAGTCTCAACACTCTCAGGATCACACGTGTGATCCTCACCTTTGATTTCATTGCATTCATGACAAATATTCTTCTCACAGATATCACACTTCCATTGGGTCGAAAGAAATCCGCGACACGCTGGAACCGGACACTTTCGAACAAACTTTCGACGCTCCTTGACTTCGGTAGGTTGATCACCTTGAGCACTAAGCACCATATTTTGGTGTGTCAAGCGAGTTATCTCGTTGTGTAACTCGTGTATTCGAGTACAATTTTCTTTTATAATACGATCGCGTTCCTTGCGCCGAGCCACAATCACTTGGGTATCCGGTAAGAAACATTTTTCACGCTCAAGTAAAACATTCTCTCTGTGAATTTTAAGAGATCTATTTCGAAAAACTTTTGTACATGCAGAATCTATGAATTCACGGTTCCATATATTCTTACACTTCATACAGTGTGGATCCGTTGTAATGCTCGTGACATATTGCTGCACACAACTTCTGCAACAAACTAAATCACAATAATTACACGAAACTTTTTTGTGTTCCATGAGATTGAACTTTTCGCAACATATTGAACAGTCCCCCATTTATCTTACTATTAATAGTATCTTAGACTTTATATTAGTTTGGCGCTGTTGCTTGGTTGACTCGGCGCTGCAAGTTTGCCAAGTTCAAGTTGCTACTTGTACCAAGTGTTGACTGTATCGTCTTGTTTATGTTCACTTGACGTTTGAGTGCATTCACAGAACTACCCATTCCAGCCGCTGCTTTTTTAATCTGTTCAAGTTGAGCCGCATTGGAAAGAGCCTTGTTCCCAGCCTCTTTTTGAGCAGCCGCCGCCTTGGCAGCGTTGTTACGAGCCTTGTTTTCAGCCGCCTTTTGAGCAGCCGCCGCCTTGGCAGCGTTGTTTCGAGCTTTGTTTTCAGCCGCTTTTTGAGCAGCCGCCGCCTTGGCAGCGTTGTTACGAGCCTTGTTTTCAGCCGCTTTTTGAGCCGCCGCCGCCTTGGCAGCGTTTGCAGCAGTCTTGTTTGCAGTAGCCTTTTGAGCGTTGTAATTACTTCTCGACCGGTTGAAATTGGCGATAATAGTACCCATATTCCGAATTGTTGGAGTTCTTTTCAACTTGAAAGAGTTTCCATTTAGACTAATGTAATTACGTGCTGAATTAGGGAGACTATTGCGAGGAGTCTTTTTTGATTCTATGATACTTTTAAATTTAGACTGGAGAAAATTTATACGATTTTCAACCTCGTTCAACTTTGCACTGGCACTCTTGTACTTTGAAGTTGCATTTGCAAGATTTGTGGAATTTTTTATAGACTGAAACGTTTTAGCGCAGTCATCCAATGTACCCAGTAATTTTGTCGCTTCTGAACTAAAGTTTACATTACCCCCACCAAACAATCTTGCAAACATTTATTATTAATAAATATTATTGTTTAGACTGTTGACTGACCCACAGTTGAATTTGAACGCGACCGAGTTTCAAATCCTGTATTTCCGACACTTTCTGTTGCAGAATTGTTTGTTTGTGTACCTCCTGTACTAACAGCTGCCTTTTTCACACCGGTACTTCCTGTATTTGTCTGAGTACCACCAGATATTTTTGTAGTATTTGGAGTAATCAAATTTTTGAGACGTTTGATTCTTTTCATATTTTCATTTATTTGTTGTTGTGAAACTGGTGTAGTTGATGCATTGATATAAAGTTTACTCGGACTTGGCTTTATTACTGACTTTTTTGTGTTTGGTCCTCGTAAATAATTTTCCATGTAAAATGGTGAATCGTTGTAATATTGTGAACGTGATGGAACTTTTGGTGAAATTTCATTTACAAAACTTGGACGAGGTTTTAGTTTAAAATAATTTGGAGCAACTTCATTACTATATGGTGTTTCCCCAGATTCTGGACCAAGGTTGTTATTGTAATTGGTCATGGGACTTGTATTCACGTAATTTTTATTGTTATTGGGAATTACATTAGGTACACTTGTTTGGTTTGTGACATTGTAATTGGTACCATAGCCAAGATTTTCTGAAACAACTGCTTGAACCTTTCTAGAAGGAATTTCAACAGGTTCTGAAATATTCAAAGTTTGTAATATTTTAATAATATTCGTCTTGAGTTCAGACTTTGTTATTCCTTCTGTCATCAATCCAAGTTTCTTGGCAATTTTTTGAACATCTGATAGTTGTCCCGGACCAAGAACCATCATAAAATCTTGTATAGAAAGTGGAGACTTGGGATCAATCAAGTACACTTTATTACCAAACCGACGATAATCCATAGGAGGCATTATATTTGTCTTTTTGCACAACTTGAAGGCTAGACAGATAGATTTGACTGTCATTTTAGAGGCATATTGTGCAGGCACACCCAATTTGGCGCGAGCTGACGCTCGGGCATCTTCTAGACTCGTACCCGGAACACACGGATCCATATTTATAATAACAATATAAAAAAATAGTACGCACTAAAAGTAAGAAAAATGAAGATTGTTCTTGCTGATTTTGAGTCACTCAAGCAGCATTCGTCTGGGAATGGACTCATTCACACCATATCCTTGATACCTTGTACCATGCAGACTGGGAAGTATGCACAGTACACCCTTAACAGTTATCAAGGAGTTGTCATCAAGATTAACGATGTTCTGAAAAATCAGATTTTCAGGTTTTTACTTGAAGAGCAACAAAATGACAATGTTCGTTTGAACAGAAAGCACGGGAGTGACGTGAATGCGTGCGCCGAATATGGTATCAAGGTTACAAAACACATGAACTTTTACGATGCCATCAAGTTTATGAACAAGTTTATTGTTGAACATGGTGGGGTACTTATGACGCACAACTTCATTGGTGACCTCAAGTTTCTCGTCGATACCCAGAACCTTGTCAAGGGTCCTCGAATCGTGAAGAATAAATTGGCGGAGTTTCCCGATACTGGAATGTACGACAAGAATTGGGAAGGTATCATCAAGGTGTGTTCTATGAGTCTCTTTTGTAATCGGTGTCCCAAGATGACAACCGAGTACAAAAAGTGGGCAAGGGAGAATGATCGGGACACTGGTATGAATAAGCTTGAGAGTCTCACCCAGTTTGTAAAGGGTGACCGAGAGTATCGAGAGAAGCACGCCGCTGTTCATGATACAATTGACTTGTTTACCGTGTTGAAGTACGCGTACAAGTGTGATGGAGCCATCATGGATGGGTACAGTTACTTGTCCAAACCCAATTGGGTCAAGGCGGTCTGATAGCCCAAAAAGTACAATTTCAACTTTTCGTCACTATTCATTAAAAAATCAAATACATTAAATTCATGCAAATTAAATACAATTTCTTTATAGAATGGTTTATGTATTATCCTATTATTAAGTGCAACATTTATTACACCATTAATAAATTCACGTATTGATTTTATTTCTGGTACATTCTTTTTATTAAGTTCTAAACGAAGTACCAAGACATCCTTTGGGTCTTTATTTAAAAATGCTAGAGTAGGAACTGTTTCACATGTTCCACCATCCAAATAAGTAAACTTGTTGTACTTGACACTTTCAAATAGAAATGGAACTGACATGCTCATACATACAGCGTCAATAACAAACATATCCGGAGTTGTATCAACCGAAAAATATTCAGTTTCATACTTGTTCACACAAAATGAAGTGACATACAACTTTTTAGAAAGTTCTCGAAAGGTTGGATTTCCACAAAATTTTTCAAGTTCTTTTTTCATGGGAGTATGGGAAATCAACCCAAACTTTGTAATAAAAGTTGCAAGACTCATTTTTGCTAATTCTGGTACATTCACATTTAAACAAAACTCTGCAATTTCTTCAACTGTTTTTCCCAAACATATAAAGAGACCAAGAATAGCCCCAGCTGATGCACCGGAAACTTCTTCAACTTTGTTTAAATCAATGAGTGACAAACTTCCTATAAACGAATAAATACCCATAGCTCCGGGTCCTATAATTAGATACATACATTGTCAGATTATCTCTTTTTTAAGTACTTTGAGGTAGCTGTGTTACTATTGGGACTACCTTTTAAACTTTTTACACGTTTTTGTATTTTTATTTTACGATTCCCACTAATCCTCGAACTATTTGGTGATCGACTTTTGGCATTGCTTCGAGTGCTATTTGTACTGCGTGTAGGACTATACATTCTCTTTGGTTTGGATCCTATACTACTTTTATTACTTTTCAAATTGCCACTAACATGCGATGTATTCATTTAATACACCTTTGGAAAATTCTTACGTAAAAGGGCAAAAATAATAGCAAAGACAACTGCATGTGTCACCACAGCTGCAACGCTTGTTTGTCCCGAACGAAAAACGCCGTTTGATCCCGGTGGAAGTGTAAGAAGTATACCGGGGCTGAGAATCAAGAAGAGAACTGCCGGAACAATAAGATCCGCCTTGGTGAGTGTAATACCAAGAACACGAGCAATAGCCCAATAGGCTCCAACAAATATGAGAGCATTAACTAAAACATCCTGTACTGATGTTTTCATTAGAGTGAACACACCAGGACTGAGAACTTGGAAAAGAATAAATGGAATTATTATTTTTTCAATCATGGTTAATTATAACCGATATTTTTACTGAGTGCCTTGGCACTCGATTATGGGTACTGGAGGTACTAAGTACCCGGTACTAAGAAGGATAACTGTTTGCATACCCGTGTGAAAACTGGTATGCAAACTCTACAAAGGTTGTATAGGACGCGTCTCTCATAATATAATTACTTACGCCTGCATCCTCTCGGTACTGTCGGAGCGACATCCACATATTCATGAGGTCTCGAGAAAACCACTCTTCCCACTCTTCAATGGACATACGAGACGGCGGAGGCACTACCTCATCATCGCCGTCAAAAAAATCTCCAACGTTCCCATCGTTAAACTCCTCTGTAGCACCATTTGCTTCGTCAACATATTGATTCCAGACCATTTCTAGTTTGGTACTTGTTTTATTATTCTGTGTTCTTACTGTTTAAGCCTGTCAAACTAATAACTTCCGATTCACTCTTGGGTATGTTATCTAAAATACACGTCATGACTGCCTCGGTCCGAACTTCATCTCCCTGGAAATACACATTGAGCCCGTTGAGAACCGCCGCCTTGGTCAAACTTCCCGTCTTTGTACTTGTCCTGAGTGTCACCTTGCCCTTCTTGAGGTTCACCTTGTCAATCTTCTGGTTCTTCATATAGTTCTTTATGTACTCTTTCAGTTGCTTTTCCCTGTTATTGAGTATCTTCATATCCTTACGTGCGCTTGTCAACTGCTTCTTTAGCTCGACCCAGTCAGTCATGGCAGATCGAAACTGTTCACTAATTTGTTCCGTCATTTATATTACATACGTAACAAACCTTTAATTGCGAGTGTGAAATACTCAAACACTTGTTTAATTGCAGAACAGATTGCGCTGCATAAGGTCGGGGACGATGGTGGAGTTGTTCCAGACATATGAACTCTTGGGGTTGGGGGGATCGACGCGGAGATCATGGTTACCGTTCCTGATCGTTCCTCCAATGGTCTCTGGCCAACCAACCTGTTGGCGGGGGTCGAGGAAGTTCTGCCCCTTGAGAATGTCATTAGGGGCAAACTGAGCGTAATCCTCCTGGGAAGCAACCTCATGAGGCATTAAAGACGAAGCGAGACCAGTTCCAGCTTTCATAGAGCATCCGAGATCAAGATTTATGGATCCGGAAAGATCAGCTGGGGCGTATCCGCTGTCATCCTCAACATCCATACCAACAACTCCTTGGGATGCTGATGGTGCACTCTTCTTATTGTCTTTCGGGGCAGGCTTTGTTGTGTAGGCACTCTTGGCTTTTGTGTTGTCAGACAAAAGGTACCACAGAGCAAAAGCCACAAGTGCGAGTATGATAATTGACTTTACGCTGAGCTTCTTAATCATTTATATATTACTCACAATTTTTTTTCGTCACTCAAACAGATCCTCATCAGATGCCTCGACTGGATCCGAGTCATCCTGGAACAAGTACTCCTCATGATACTTTTTCTTGGGAGGAACCTTGAGCCGAGTCTGCAGAATTTTCCAAACAGGTCCAAATGTCTTCTTACTGAATGTAATACCCGTGAAATCGATAACAACATCACATACGTCACCATCAACTGGCTGATCCTCTGTCAGCTCCTTACCGCGATAAACCCTGTGAAACGTCGGCTTGCTCACATTCATCATACCATCTGTAAAACTCTTGACATACGCCGCCTCAAGTGTCTTTTCCTGAACAACACGAGAGAACCATGACTCGCAATTTGCCTTGGCAGCCTCGAGGTTTGATACATCAATAGCGGATATTACATTTTGAGCATTCTCATCGAGAGAAAGAGTGACAGTGTCCTGGGATACAGACACAATCTTGACACTGTTCAACTGAACGAGCTTGGGCTCGGCTGGCTTGACATAGTAACGTCCGTCCTGAGTTTTCTTTGGTTGACTAAACATTTACATTAATAAATGACTTATTCTTTAAACCTACAAGTGGTATCATTGCAGATTTTTCAATTATATGTTTTGGTAACCAATTGTCCCTTGCCGGGTTGTATCCATACAGAATGTCCCGTAAGTGAACTTTTGTTATCTTGATAATCTTGTTGGGGCGGTACGTCGCCTCATTGTGTATGTACGCTGGGTTTTCATTCTTGACCCATTTCCCATTATTGGCTAGAAATCTATAATTACTATACGTTGGAAGGTATCCTGGTATATTCAGATTGTTTGCACCTTTGATACCATAAAATAATTGTTTTATAATTTTCTTCTTATCCGGAGAAGTTGTTATATTCTCATATTTTAATGGATTTACACGAAGAGCCTGGGCGAGGTACCTTTTTCCAAATATGGGACGTTTCAACAAGTTTGTTGAAGAACTTTTCGCCTTGTGAAAACTCTTTTTGTAAATTGATTCAAGTGAATCTCTTGGAGAAATATCATCAACTTTCAAAACATTTTTACAAAATGCAAACATTCGTTTTTGATCTTTTTCTTTTTTGGTTGGTCGCAATTTAAACTTTTGTAAATAATATAAATCATCAATCAAAAACTTTTTACTGGCAATGAGAACATTCTTATTGTATGTCAACTTTCTGGTAATTGGATTTCGAATATAGAGACCTGAATCTTTTGTATAAGTTGCTTCGTACCCAAATTCAGCAGGTCTCATAAAGGCTATATCAAGAACTCCTCCAATGTTACGGAGACCAACTTTATTTTCAGATGGTAAAAAATATCTAACTTGTAAATCAATTGTAAAAAGTTCAATGTCAATGAGAGTTCCAGTTTGTTTATTCTTTTTCAATAACGTGTACCTTCGGTGGAGAGGATGGGACAATCCTGTAAATGAAATTCCTAAAAGTTTTCCAATTTTACTCTTGACAACAAATTGTTCAATTCTTTTACGAATGATACCATTCAACCTTGTTACAACTTTTCCTAATTGTTCCCAAAGTATCAACTTTGTAATTTGGAGGTACCCAAAAAATGCAGGATCTTTTGATGTAATCACATGATTTGCATCTATTCGAATAACAGGGACAAATTTTGTATCAATATCAGTTGTAACAATTCGCGTTTCGCGATCAAAATAAGCATTGAATGCTTCTCCACCTGAAACAATGAGATCACCAAAGGGTCTCATGTAGATACCTAAATTTCCTATAGTTGTTCTGATGATATCCCGCACCGCATCAGTGATGCACGTCTGAACAACAGTCTTGATATCTTCATCTGTGTCCTTTATTTTTGAGAGGCGATTACGAAACTTTTTAATGTTTTCATTCTCATAGTACCCATAAAGAACTTGGTCACCTTGACACAGTTTATTATACACAAATTCATGTATAGTTTTTTCAGAATAAAAAGCGGCATCAGCCATATTTATTATATATACTATATTTTAGATGGGACTGTTTAGCTCTACAAACCCTTGTAAAAAAGCTGGTACTGCGTGCAGTTCAGATACAGACTGCTGTAGTGGGATCGAAGTGTGTGATCATGGGTCATGTGTTTCACATACATCAGATCCAGTACATTATGAAGATGGAACTTCGTGTGTAAAAACATGTAATACACCACTTCCAAAAGGTGCCAAACCATACTGTTATGCAAACGATGATGAACATCCAAATGAAATTCAATTTTGCGCATACGAAAAAGATGGTTTTTTGTTTGAAGTTGACGGGTGCTGTGATAAAATTTGTCCGAGTGAACAATGCCCAGTTTCAGTTGCAGCTCCAGCCCCTCCTCAAAAAGATCGTCCAAAAGGAATTCCTTATAAACCACGCGCAAAAAAGAACATATCAGAACCTTTACCAATGTTGTTGAAGATGCTCTTATTAATTTTTGCAGTTTTGCTCGTTTCAGCTGCAATTTTTTTATCTGTAGGATAATAAATGGCGTGCAATTGTAACAAGAAGAATGACGATGCCGAGATAGGAGGCGATCCTGCTACTTGGTCTCCACAGAAACAAAATCCCATCAATTGGATGATGATACTTTTGGTTATTTTGATTCTTGCAGGTGGATGGTACTTTTTCCTCCGATCCAAGGGTCCCGATACATTTTTCAGCAAGTAAAATGGGTTTAAAGAAACAGGACACACATATAATAACAATGGCTGACATGAATACCATTTCTGCTGAACTTCTTGAGATCAAGAACTCCATCAAGGCGCTTGCAAAGATTCTTC